TTAGAACAGGCTCATTTGTTGGACATTATCATCCGCTTTCTTTCGGACGTTTTTCTTCCTGAGTGTCTGGTATTGTTCTTCCGCCAGCCGTGCGATTGCTTTGTCACGTGCCGCTTTCTTATCTTCTTCGGTGAGTTCCACAGGTTTGGCGGAGGATGATACGGACGTTTTTTCTCCGGCAGGCGGCCGGTTTATTTTGATATCGTCCTCATCATAGTAGTGCACTGCCATCCCGTAGACCTCCTCGTCTGAAATCGCTACGGCGTTACCACGCTTCCTGGCTTCACCCATGATATAACTACAGCATTCATCAATGCTTTTCTTCTCATTCGCATATTTGGGGGCGAACAGTGAATCTTCTTCCGCCCGTTTGTCCAGATAGGCTTTGATTGCCTGTTTGAAACTTTCATTACTTGCCATGGTTACTTAATTTTGAAGTGGTTGATAATATTTATTTGTGATTGATTCTGATGTTATACTCGCATAAGAATTTTCCTATATCGTCGCTTGCTATATTGGGAGGTGGTGCATTATCTCCGTATATAGCCCGTATTGTATCCTCATTTCCCCCGTATGCCTTCCAATAGGTGTAGGCAGTATGGTTATTGGGAACGTTAGGAAAAAGTTCTGTGAAGGCGCTGAAATCGTTTTTAGCCTTTTTTTTGAGCTCCTGAATGTTTTTTACTCCCTCAATCATGGCGCACGCTGCATCTTCTATCCGGGTGAAACCTTTTTGGGATTGTTTCATGGCGGTTTCATTGGACAGTTTGACGTGCTCGTCTCTTCTATCCCTGCAAAAGTCCGATAGGGCTACTATAATGGACTGGTTGTTTATCCTGTTTCCCCAGACGAACTGTCCACGGCTCCCGTTTTTAAGCTGTGTGAAGAATATGCAAAGCTCGGCCAGATTGAGAAAATAATAGCTGGCCAATATGCTTAGCGCCGTTTCGGCAAGTTGTTGAGGTGTGATATCAATGCCTGCGTATCGGAGGATTGATTGCAGGTGCTCTGTGATAATCCTGACTGATGTGGCGTTGCCGAAGACAACATTGATGTCCGCAAGGGTGGGAATACCCTCAATCCTGATTGCTTGTGCTAATGTCAGGTTACAATTCAGCTGGGCTTGCGTGCCGGACCAGTTGTCAACCAATTGGGAGGCTGTTGATCCATTTCTCAAGGTCTGCTGGAGCGGTGTCAGTGTCTCCGGCTTTTTCCTGGATTGAGGTATCTGTCCTGGGGACATTATCACAGTGATCTGTTTTTGTAGGCTTGTTTCCATTTTGAAGTCTTTTTTCGATTATCCAAAGGTTAGCCCGGCTGTCCCATCGTTCAATTTTAGCCCCGTTGGTGTTTTTCCAGCTTAGCGCATCGAAGTGGTAGAAGAATATCTCCGCCTGCTGCTCCCAGTCCGGGAGCTTGTCACGGAAGTAATCTTTCACCTGTTCCAGGGTAGGGGCTATAAATTCGGTTTTTGGTTTTGAAGGCTTCTTTTTAGGTTTTTCCTGCTCGGGCTTAAATAACTCGCTAGAGTTATTATTATCTTTACTCTTAAGTCTTATATTAATGTTAGCCTTTTTACTTAAAGGTTTACTTAAGTCATTACTTAAGAGTTTACTTAAGGGTTTACTTAAATCATTTAAGTAATAAACGGGCGATTTCGCATTTTTCTTACCTGACTCAAACTGTAGTAAACCTTTTTGCTGTAATCTGTTCCTGACTTCAATTACGGTTGGTTCTGATATACCGGTTGCGAGGACGATTCGTCTGTTGGGACACTCAAACGGATTCTCCCACCCCCGACTATTGCACTCGTTCAAAAGGAAGAAGTACAAATAAACTTCGTTCGAGGAAAATGCTACACTCTGATGTGTCTTCCAAAATTGGTTTACGTAATCTATATAAGTCATTGTAGGTAAGAATTTACTTCGTTTATGAACTCCTGTAGTGAATGGCAGATAACATACTTGTTTTGGTATCTCTCTGCTTCTGTCTGCCACGTTCGTTGGTGCTCGCTCTGTGTACCCTTCGGTGTCTTCATCTCTATACAGAGGGAAGCCCATCCCTTTTTGGGTATGAGCAAAATCAAGTCTGCTACACCTCTCACTGCTCCTTCATACTTCATCCGTGCTCCTGTCTTGGCATCACGTTTGCCACCGTTGGGCACTGCAAAAAGCATACGAGCCAGTTTGGGATATTGTAACCGGAACCATACCAAACAATCATGTTGTATTTGGCTTTCTGATAATGGTGTTGTCTGTTTCCTCATATTCTTCCGTTGAATAGGTTCATTGCCATATCTACCACATTCTCCTTAACCACATCATCCGTCCCTGTCACTCCGTTGGCTATTCCTTTTTTGGTCTGAATGACATCATACATATATTTGTCGATAGTATCCTTTCCAAGATAGTAGTAACAGTTTACGTTGTTCTTCTGTCCGTTCCGATGTGCTCGGTCTTCTGCCTGCTCACAATCGGAGAAAGTCCATGGGAACTCGATAAACGCCACACGGCTGGAAGCTGTCAATGTAAGACCTGTACCTCCTGATTTGTAGTTAAGGATGATCAGCTTGCAAGAAGGGTCGTTTTGGAAGCGGTCTACCGCTGTCTGTTTTTGAGTAGCATTGTCTTCGCCTGTAACGGTGACAGCTTCAGGGAATATCTTCTTTAATTCCTGTACTACTTCTTTCAGGTAAGCAAAGACTATCAGTTTCTCACCTCCGTCAATCACGTCATGGATGAATTCGGAAAAGACTTTGATTTTTCCCCTGGCTGATATGGCTTTCAATATTCCCATTTTCACCATTACCTCGCCTCTTAATGCCTTGGCCACCTTTTCATCGTCCGCATTCTTGTAAGTTCGGAGATACTGTATCAGGTCGGCTTCCGCTTTGTCGTATTCTTTGCGATTGGATATGTCCACCTCTATATATTGGCGTGACTTGTCCGGCAACTGAGTGAGTACCTTGGCCTTTTCGCGCCGGAAGAAGCAGGTCGATGATAACCTCCAGTTCAGTTCTTTCACATTGCTTGACTGTTTAGGTCCATCGCAGAACCTCTCTACGAAATACTTGTATCCTCCGAAATCCTCTAATCGTCCCATTATCTTGAGTTGTTGTATAAGGTCTGTATTGTTGTTCACTACTGGGGTTCCCGTCAGTTCCAAGATATATTCTTTGCCTTTACATATTCCTTCTACGAACTTGGATTGCTGGGTCTTGGTGGATTTGCACTTGTGTGATTCGTCAATGACTACGGATTTGAATAACGATATTCGCGGGTCAAACTCAATGGATTTCATGGTAAACCGTGCATCCTCCTTTACTTTAAGTACAAAAAACTTTTTCAGTGATTCATAATTTGTTATGAATATGTTGCAGCATTTAGTCTCAAAGAAACGGTGCCAGCTGGCTTTATTGCGATCATCCAGAATCATGGCATTTTTTCCGGCAAATTTCTTAAATTCACGTTGCCAGTTTATTTTCAATGCGGCCGGACAAATGACAAGGCACGGATACGCTTTTGCTATCGTAACCGTGCCTATTGCCTGTAATGTCTTTCCCAGTCCCGGTTGGTCCCCGAATATGCACCGCTTGTGCTGTAGCGCATAAGCGATGCCTTCTTTCTGATATTCGTACGGTTCCAACAGCAATCCGTGTGGAACCGTAAGTTTTGGAAGGTCGGGAATAGTATAGTCATTATACTCTCTTGTTGTCACTTTGTGCTGTACCCGGCTGCATATCTTTGTCTGTACCGCCCAATCTGCCATCATCCTCACGTATTCCTTATCTTGTAGAGATACCTTCCAAGCTTTTTCGTCAGCGATATAGGCTGCCCGGATATTCTGTTTTACACTTGGAATCCGTTTGACTAGCTCCACTAATCTTGGATGGTATGGGAAGGCTAGTTTGAAGCAGTTGGGGGTAGTAGTTACGCAAAATGGGGACGGCGGTATCATGATGCAAGTTGTTTGACTTTACGTGGTTTACGTGATTTAATTTTCTTTCCGTTCATTATTATGTCAACCCCTGCATCATTCATAGCCTGCTGGAATTCCGCAACCTCTTGATTGAAGTCTGTACCGGCTTCTGGAATGGCGTCCGGTTGTACGTCTGCGTTCGCCGTGTCTTCCTCAAACGGAAGTTCCTGTTGTACAATTCGCCATTTTTTGTTGAACAGATACTCTTTGACTTCGAACTCACAGGATTGGATTTCCTGCTCCAACTCGAAGGCATTGATATACGATTCATTCTCATTATTGAACATGGTGAACGGAGCGCATAGGTTCAGAACTTTTCCTGTTTTGAGAAAACGTTTGGCTATCAGAGTAACCCCTTCATTATCTCCATCTCCGCCAATGGAATATCCTGTAACGTCAAGCACCTGTCCTATGATATCAGGCACTTCATCTACTGATTCTATACCGTCCACTTCTTTCTGTTCTGTAAGCAAAGCGGCGTGGGGATTCAGCTTGCTGAACGCATTGATAAGGTCTGATGTTACCAGGTTCTTGCCTTCTACGGTGGTTGTACCATTCTCATCCTTGTAGGTGGCCACCAAGGTACTGTCCTTGGTGATTTTAGCTTTTATGATCTTCATTATCTTCTATATTTATATTCGTTGACAAATTCGTTATAATAACGGTCTTCCGGAAGGGGAAGTGTTATTCCCAGTTCCGTGGCTGCATCTGCTTTGACCTTATTTAAAAAGTCCGTCATTTGCAGTGTGTTCAGTTTCGATGTGCTTCCGGCTATGACTGTTTCTTTTCCTTTGATAATGGTTGTCCTTCGTAGATATAGGTTGCAGTAATAATCGTGTACGTCCTGTTTGTCCGTTCCTGTTTCCTGTTCGATACAGGTAAACCAAAGCCACATCAGGGCGTTTTGACTTAATGTGCGCGGCTCTGTGTAACGTTCGATAATTAACCTGTAACGACCGTTACGGAGCTGCGAGCACATGAAATCAAAGGACTTGTTCAGTGTTACCACACCTTTTTCTTTTATAAGGATAGCTTCTTGTGCCATTATTCCAGTCCGAAAATCTTCTTGTCCGTGATAGATTCTCTATTAGCTTCCAAAAACTCTATGAAATGTTCTACGTGTGCCGTGAGCAGTTTCACTGTCTGTTCGTGATTGTAAGTATAATATTCCGGATATTGCGTACCACTGATAAGCGGTGTGCGGCTGGTACCGCCTTTCAGCGCATAAGCCGTAAACTCAAATGCCTTTATGTTTTCCATCTGACCGGAAGCAATTAGGCAATAAGGGTAGACATGGCGCTGCCACCCGTGGGCGTATTTGCCGAACTCGTATTTAGATGTGGATTTTATGTCATAAACAACATTCTTTCGGAGTTCGTCGATAAATCCGTATAACTCCACATTTCCGTACTGGGTAGGAAGAATGGCGGATACATAGACCTGACTTAATGAGCCTTTGAAATACTCTGCCTGTTCTATACACCATTGTCTGTCGAAAAGGAAATGCCGTGCAGGTGCGATATCCGTTGCGGGGAAAGCTACTTGTATAGTATTGGTTTCCTTATCGCCAATGATGGAGTAGGGGGAACGCTCTGTCGGCACGTGATTTTCGCAATGGACATAGCAGTCAATGATAGCATTGAAGGCTGTTCCCTTGTCGGCTGCTTCACTCTCAAACGGTACACGGTTGATAGCATCCAGAAGGTCTTGTTTCAGGCTCTCTTCGATTTCTTCCGGAGAGCGTTTATACTCTCCGGTTTCATTATCAATGTTCCAGAAGTTTTCCACTTCTTCATCAGCTCTCAGATACTTGTCGAATTTGTCAAGTAATGAGGGATAGATTCTATAACTAGGCTGCTTCATATATTTTTTTTACTTTGTCGAATTTCAACCCTAATTCCTTGCATCTTTTATTCAGTAGCATACCTGCTTGTAATTTGCTGTCGAAGATATGCTGCAGGCTCTCCAGTGATTGTTTCACTTCGTTGGCCGTGTCCGCATCCGCTACCATGGCTATCTGTTCCTTGATAACTTCCATAAGACCTTCATATTCGGAGGACAGTTCTGCCTGTTTTTCCTGATAGGTCTGATAAGTGTTTACAATCTTTGTCATAAAGTCGTTCGGTCCGGTGATTGTACCTTCTGCATTAATGATAACTGGTATCTTTATGCGTGCCGGAAGATTGCAGGTATTCTTACCGTAGAATTTCTCGCACGGATCAAAAGAGATGGTTCTGTCCTTACCTATGGCTTCCATATAGCCTACAAGATCAAGCTCTTTAATCAGGTCACCAGCAGAAGAACCTCCGATTTCAGGGCGTATCTGTTTGTCCTCTCCGTTCTTTTCCTCGCGTTCATGGGCTACGAATATTACTGATTTACCCATTAGTGTGACTTGATTTACGAAGTTGATGAACATGTTCTTTCGTACTCCGTATCCTTGCAGGGACAGTGTGCCGTCCGCTTTCTTCATTTTGGGATTGTTCTTCATTATATATTTATCCATGAAGGATAACATTTTTCCTGCCGTATCAATAACGATGGTCTTGTATTCGGCAATTTCTCCGCTCGTAAGAACTTCATCCACCTCTTCCCATTTGGAAATTTGCACGGTGTCTACACGGTGGGCTGCATTCACACGGTGAACGCCACCGTCAAAATCAAGCAATAACGGTTTGGGTGAACTTAAAGCAAGTGTAGTGTTGTGAGTTACTATATAATCGTCAGTGACATACAATTCATCCTCATTAGATACCTTAATGCAGACACATTCACAATCTTCTACACGGGTCACATCTACTATATATCTAGATATAGTAGTTTTACTCCATTCAGAAGCTTTTCTTTCAAGACTGAAAGGGCATTCTTTGATTTTCACGCTAACACGGTATTCGTCCCCCTTATCTTCTCTTTCGTATACATGTACATTAGCTATACCACCTAAAGAGTTAACAAGCTCCACCACATCATAAGCAAGATTCTTACTTGCAGTAGAAAAACAAACTCTATTTTTTATTGCACATCCATCTGTGTCCATAAGGCCGCGAAGCAAAGATATACGTTGTTGATGGCTTCCTAATTTGTAACAATCAGGGATAAATTTCTCTGTAGAATGGACGTTCAATCCTAACCGCTTTATTCTCTGAATATATCCTTCCCCATTGCCTGAAAGAATTATGCCGTATTGAGGGCATTGCGGTGCATCATTCTTACTCAAGGAATAGCCGTTCGGAAGCAGTCGTTCTACGTTGCTGGCTATTTGTGAATCTACATCAGGATTTGAGAATATTGCTACATTCCCCGTCAGAGAACCATCGCCGATTAAAACCCCAAGAATATACGGGTCAACATCATAACTCTTTTCAGTATATTCCATAGCATCTACTACCGGAATCTCAAAGCGTGGGATAGGTTTTCTTGTAGAAAGCTGTCTTGATGGAGACAAGGAGCAAGAGATACCCTTCGACATCATCTCTTTAAGGGTCATGTTTCTAAATCCTGCTTTACGGCTATTGCCAGTACTTGAACGAACATTCCATATATGTTCTTCATCGCAATAAGTTATGGCTCCGTCATTTGTCATGACTCTGTACACAGGTCTTACTCCTTGAGGATAAACACCCAATACTTTCTGTTCTTTACCGTCACATCCCATCAGGGTGTCTCCTACAGATATATCGGATAACTTCTTATATCCTTCCGGTGTCAGAACGCTGCAATACAAAGGTTGAGCCTTTCCCATACCTGGTTGTCCGTAGATTAATGCCGACAGGGCATTCTTAACTGTCAGTTCGTTAGGTTTTTTGATAAGTCCCATAATCAATAATTTTTAGTGGTTAATAAATGAGTTAAAAAAAATAGTTCCCGGATAGTCGGCCAGGACACACCGGGATAAATAAGGATATAGAATATAACATATAAAGAGGGCTCTCACCTCACGCTGTCCTTTCCAGCGGCTTTGGGTTAAATTATTATCTAACAAATTGCTCTCTGCTTCACTGCCTTGAAGTCTCTAACATGGCTACGTTTAAAGGGTGTACGGCTCCCTCTCTTTGGGTGTGGGTAATACAGGATTCGAACCTGTATCTGTATTCCTCCTGAAAACAATCACAAACCGTCTGAACGTAAAGAAAAAAGTGAATACCGCTTTTCCATTAAGCTAATTACCCGTGTGGCTTATGCCACTTTCTTTTTTAATTTTCTAGGCTTCCTTGGCATTTTGACCTGTGCATAACGCAGGACATCACTGGCATTGCAGAACCATTTCCCGTTTTGTGCGCATGTAGGCTTGTCGGAACGTATTTTGTTTTCTTCGATCAGTCTGATAAGCCTTCCTATGCCTCCAACTATTTTGGCCGCTTCTCTTTTACCGAATGTATGAGTGTCCATGATGGCTAGGATGTCTGCTAGCCGTGCTTCTGCCGTTCCATCAAATAAGATGGATGTCCGTAGTTGGTTGTTAACTGTATAGTTCATAATCTGAATCTGTTTTTGTTCGTCTTGTTCTTGATACTTGGGTGGTTCTTGTCTTTGCTCTGCTGCATTGTCTCATGTCGGGATGAAAATCCAATGCGGCAATGACAAGGAACAGGATGGAGAAGAATAGCTCAAGCCCGTGTTTACGTATCTCTTTTATATCGAAGTTGATCTTCATGCGCTCACAGAACATGTATAATACAAGCTCGGTATCTTTGGAAATACCCAGCTTTTTGTATATATCCCGCTTCTGTGCTTTGATGGTCCATTCCGAGCGTTGCAGACTGTCGGCTACTTCCTTGTCGGCCAAACCCTTGCAATATTGTTCGGCGACAAGATGCTCGCGCTCTGATAGCGTAATCATGACACACGCTGGATTTTGAACTCTCCGCGCTTGCGGTCAACCTCTCCTGTTCGTTTCCAATCGGCATTTTCTACACACATCTCCAATCTTAGTCTGGAAATGGTTGTGTTGACGGAAGATATCGCACGCACAGGGAACACAACGATATCACCTACCTTCATCGCTCTCAATGTGGCCGCCCAATTTTCTGTTACTTTTACCATATTACTTCAATTTAGCGAGTTTAACAATGTTGTCTAGAGCATTAATGCTGCTTTCGTGTCGTGCCTGTAGGCGGGTGAACGAATCGAACCACATGTCGCTCTGTTCCTTGACTTCTTTAAGGTCTTGTTCCAGTTCTTGTACACGTCTTACAAGGTCTTCGTGTGTCATGCTTTGTAATTCTTCTACTGTTGTCATAGCTTTATTTTTTTTGATTTTCAATATTGTCAAGTTCGTTGCTTATCACTAGTAGTGTGGCGGTGAATGATGCTGCCGCCACCCAAAACCATGCGTCCATGTTCTGCATGGTAAGAAGGAGCACTAGAAAGGATGCTCCACAGATGGAAATCATTGTTTTCATTTATAAGTATATAGATCTTGCAAAATCATTCTTTGCTATTTTATCATACCAATAATCCTCTTCATTTTCATCATAGGATTGGGGCTCTATTGTCACGTTCCTTTTAATCTTGTCTTTGTGACTTATTACATCATCCAGTGCTCTAATTGCTTTCCTCAACATTTCCGCATTGGAAATCCTTCTACGCTTCATGAGTTTCATTAGATAGTACATCTCTCTTTCACCTTTGATCTCAACTAATAATGCCCTGTTGTTAGGATTTGCCGTAAAAGGATATGCTGGCTGTTTTATCAGTCTATAAAGGCTGAACACTTTTCCTATCATGGAGTCGTCCAAAGCTCTTTCTTTTTTCGAAACACAAGACGCCCTCAGCGCAATCCTTATCAAATCACATACATTCATACCGTTTTGGTTCGCGTAACTATTTATCATTTGGTATATTTCTTCCGGGATAACAGTTTGTAACCTAACGGATCTGTCATACTTTGCTTTGGGATTTTTCATATATGCTATCCTTTTGCACATTCTGTCCAACAGTCTGTCAGGAGCATTATAGAAAGCTGTAACTGCATGGTAATATATTTCGTTTCTGAACCGATAACCACTCTTGCTCATGTTGAGGGCAACGGCGTTTTTCAAGTCTACAGGTATTGCCCCGATAGAATAATATACATACTTATTAGGGGTATTGTATTCTTTACCATATTTCCAGACTTTCATTGCAATACTTTCACAAGGTTTTCCGCATATATGAGCGATGTAATTAGATAATAGGTAGCACATTATTTCAACTCTGTAGGCTTTGTTACGGTATAAAGAGAATTTTAACATGATTTTTTCTCTTTCTTCTTTTGTCATGTAAAGAGTCAGACATGAAATTTGATTTTCCTTTCCGCCCTTCCAGCCTTTCGGCATTATCGAAAGGTTGATTTCTTTGTTTAATCTAATTAGGTTTCTCATAAGTAGATATTATTAGTTTGTGCCCCGATAACCTCTCTCTGGTCTTCCCACCGGAGTTGTCAGCTACTGTTCTTCACTGCATAACCGTTCGGGACATGATCGCCCTTACTTCGCCCGGCTGCTTGCATCGACCTTGTTACAGGCTGCTTGCTTCGACCGTTAGTTCTCGCGTCCTCTATGCTGGGATTGAGGGTAAGCGCCAGTATCGCTTTCTGGAACGGATTGCTAAGGGCAATCACTCCATGTAGTTCCTGCCATACCTTTTACGGATTGTTTCCGGTATCGAGACCGGACAGGATAATCCTGATTAATGTCCTTATTAATCTCCGCAGTACTGGGAGCCTAAATATCCACGGCTGTTGGAGTTGTAGCAGTCTGACCATTCGGCTTTGAAAGTGACTTTTTCTGCTTTGATCGGAGTGAACACTTTGTTATTTCTTTCTTCCTGTTGTCTTGCCAGCTCTTCCTGCATTGTAACATTCAGTTTTGCCAGTTTCCATGTTGATTTCAGAACTTCACCGAAGGTCTTGCCTTGTTTCTTGCCTACATACTTGTAAGTTCTGTGGGCATCTCTCATAATCTGTCGTAAATCGAATCTTTTCATTGTCTTACCTCTTTTTAGTTAGTCAATATTTTTGCACTTCCGAACTATTTTTCGTTCCTTTGTGCTGTTGTTTATTGTTTGATGTTGCAAAGATACTAACATCACTGATATATCAATGATATTAGCCTATAAATATCACTGATATTAACTTTAATTATCATTATAGGCTTAATATATTAGTGATATGTACGATTTGAAAGGATTTAGACAGGCTTTTAATCTTACTCAAAAGCAATTGGCAGAGATTCTAAAATGTCAGCAGTCAAATATCTCTGGAATGGAAAAGACTATGAGAGACTTAGAACCGATACAAAAAAAAAGGCTGGAAGAAGCATACGGTTCTGAGTCCGTGGCTAAATTTGTTGTATCTTCTTTTTTGGAAAGTACGATAAATGATAGTCGAAACAAAGGGGATATGGGAGGCTACACCACATATCTTCTTCCCATGTCAGCTATGGGAGGAACGCTTACGGGTTTTGCGGCTCCAGGCGCAATGCTCCAAAATTGTGAGGCTATAATTTCACCCATTGAAGATGTAGACTTTGCCATTACAGTATATGGAGATAGCATGGCACCTGAATACCCCTCAGGTTCCCGTATTTTGATAAAGAAGATAAACCCCAATATCTTTATAGACTGGGGTAAAACATACGTTTTGGACACTGCAAATGGGGTTATAGTAAAGGAACTTCATGAGTGCAAGGGTAAGGAAGGTTATGTGAAATGCCATTCGGTTAACCCGGACCCGAAATTCTCGGACTTTGACGTTCCTTTGTCAGAGGTGTACGGCGTGTATCGAGTACTTATGTGTATGTCGGCAAAATAACAAGTGAAAGCAATCTGTATAATAAACTTTTAATATAAAATACTATGGATTTTAAAGATGCAATTAAACAACTCGCAGACAGAGTTGGAAAATTAAAAGATAACATTCAAACAGAAGAAGCAACAAAGAACGCTTTTATCATGCCTTTTATAAATGCTTTGGGATATGATGTCTTTAACCCGTTGGAAGTATTGCCAGAAATGACTTGTGATATTGGTACAAAAAAGGGAGAAAAGATTGATTATGCCATAATGAAGGACGATCAGCCTATCTTGCTTATTGAATGTAAACACTGGAAGCAGGATTTGAATCTTCACGACAATCAACTATTGCGTTATTTCAATGTTTCAAAGGCTAAGTTTGGATTATTGACTAATGGTATTATTTATCGTTTTTATACAGATTTGAAAGAACCCAATATAATGGATGATAAACCATTCTTGGAAGTGGACATAACGGATTTGAGGGATAATCAAATTGAAGAGTTGAAGAAATTTCATAAATCGTACTTTGACGTAGACAATATACTAAACTCAGCCAGTGAATTAAAGTATATGGGAGAATTGAAGGCTATCATTCAGGAGGAATTTTCCTCACCGAGCACTGATTTTGTGAAAATGTTTGCGACTAAAGTATATGAAGGAAGAATGTTGCAAAATATAATCGATCAGTTTACCCCTTTGGTAAAACGTGCTATTTCTTCACATATCAATGATATCATTAATGAGCGTTTAAAAGGTGCTTTAACCGTTAGTGATTCAAAAATTGAGTCGGCTCAACCGAAGCAAACTGACACTCCGGCTGAAGAAACTCAAGCAGAAAATCAACCAGAATCAAAAGTCGTTACTACAGAAGAAGAACTTGATGCTTATCGTATCGTTAAGGCAATCTGTCGGAAAAAAGTGGATATATCCCGTATAGTATATCGTGATGCTCAAACATACTTTAGCGTTTTGCTTGATGACAACAATAGAAAGCCTATTTGTCGTATGTATTTCAATACAGCTACAAAATATGTGGCTACCATTGATGAAAATAAGAAAGATGTGAAACATGTTATTGAAAGCCTTGATGATATTTATAACTATGAGGATGAATTCTTTAAGGCGATCGATATGTACGAACATAAGGAATAGGATAAAAGTTCTAGAAGATTAATTAAAGATAATTGCAGCATTAGCAAATGTATTGTTAGTGCTGCAATGTGAATATTGGAGTTTTATTATATATGGTTCAAAGCATATATGACTGTTCGTGTCAGTGGAAAAATCAAAAACACTGTAGGCTTTCACCTTCATGCAAAGGGTGGGGATGTCGATTTCTGTCTACGCCCATTGAAGAGATTCCAGCAACAATCCAGGAGAAAGCAAAGCTCTTTTCCAAAGTGTACCGGGAAGCGAAGCAAAAGGGAGTGCTGGAATGCCCGCACTACCGATCAATTTTCATAGATGAGGTGCTGGCCAATTTGCCGAAGGGTGAAGTGTGTTAAATAAATGGTTTATGTTATTGTTTATTGTTTGATTTTCGTATATTTGCAATAAATCTTAATTTGAATGGGAAGTTGGAGTGAACAACAGGAAGTAAATAAAGAGCGGAAAGAAAAAGATAAAACCAGACGAGATAAACTCGCAGGATATTTTTTCAACCTTTCCCAACTGACTTTTGTTGCATTGGTATTAGGTGGTGTAACTCCACTATACACTAATATTGAAGTAGGAATAAATTGGTATATATTAGTAGCCGGAATTACACTGACCATAATTTTAGCCAATATTGGAAACTTAATTTTAAAATAACACAATATGGAAATGTTAGCAGCAATATTCACCGCAGGCATTATAGTAGCAGGAGCATTTTTGATTTGGCTCAAAACCAAATCTGGGAAGAAATGGCTCGCAAGCTTATAACCCATTGAGAACTTTTCAAAGAAATAGCTATGGGAAGTTGGAGTGAACAACAGGAAGTAAAGAAAGAAGTCAAGGAAAAGGACAAGGTAAGACGGGAAAAACTTGCTGGGTTGTTTTTTGATTTAGCAAAACTTTCATTTGCCGGACTTGTTGTAGGTGGAATAGTTTCCATGAAGCCTGATGTAGATATAACCCTTGACATATACAGGGTTGTTATAGGTGGAATCTCTACCATCATTTTTATTAGAATAGGAAATACAATTTTAAAATAAAGTGGATTATGGACATGTTAAGTTTAGTATATACAATAAGTGCTGTTGTAGGTGGTGGATTTTTGGTGTGGCTTAACACAAAATCCGGGAAAAAATGGCTCGCAAATCTATAG